GCATTCTCAAAGAAAACAAGTGTAGATTCAGTTTATAAAGAAGTATTTAGATACATTATGCCTGATAGAGATACATACAATTACGATAATGACCAAGCTGATAACTTTCAAAAGAAAAGAAGTGATATATATACTTCAGTTGGTATCAATGCAGGAATGGCTTTTGTTAATAAGATACAAGCAGAACTAACCCCTATTAAAGGAAACTTTCTTTCGCTAAAGGTTAATGACCACGCCGAAGGTAAAGAAGAAAAAGACAAGGAACTTGAAAAGGTAGCTTCACTAGCCAATCTATATAAAAACGTATCTAACTTCGATCAAGTTATAAGTGAGTTCTATGGAGACTTAATAGCAGGTACTGCTTGCTTATTGGTTCAGAAGGGTACTCCTAAAGACCCTATCATATTCTCAGCAATCCCTATTAAAGACGTATCTATTCTTGAAGGTGTACGTGGAGAAATAGGATATACATTTAGACAATTCGCTATGCCTAGAGAAAACTTACGCTTCCAATGGGCTGAATTAGCTGATATGGATGTAGGCGAAGGAGAAGAAGATAAAGAAGTAACTATTATAGAATGTGTTTATAAAGACTATGAGACTGGTAATTATTACTACTATGTAGTTGATAAAGACAGAGAGAAGATATTAGTAACTAGAGAAAGTAAGATAAACAACTTTATAGTTCTTAGATGGTATAAGGGAGCTGGAGAGCTTTATGGTAGAGGTGTTGGATTACAAGCATTGAATGATGTTGAGTCTCTAAACAAGATGACAGAATATGACCTTAGAGCGTCAGCCTTTGCATTGCCAACATTCTTAGTACAACAAGACGCAACGTTAGACCCTAATGACTTCATTCTAGAACCTGGTGCATTAAATCCTGTGCCAAGTACTGCTACAAACAATCCCTCAGTAATACCTTTGGCTGTTAATACAGGTGCAAACATTACTAAAATGGATATGCAAGTATTAGAAATGAGAATAAAGAAAACAATGTTAGACAATGTATTACCTGATACTGTACAGCCTGGTGTTACTGCAACAGAGATTGTAGAGAGACAAGAACAACAAAAGGTAAACATATCAAGTGTATTTGGAAGATTAGAGAATGAGTTCTTAGTACCATTGACTATAAACATTATTTCTATATTACAAGAGTTTGGCATCGTTGACCCAGAATTTGAGTTAGATGCTATTGATGGGTTGAATTACAGAGTAGAAATCAACACACCACTATCTAAGTTCCAACAACAAGGAGAACTTAGAGGAGTTGCGGGTGCTGCTAGTATATTCCAACAATTCGACCCAACTGGACAAACATTAGCTGCTGCGTTTAAAACACCAGAGTTAATTGCTTATGTAAATGAAAGAATGGGAGTTCCTACTCATGTATCTAACAACGCTAAAGAAATAGAACAGAAAGCAGCTCAAAATGCTCAAGCTCAACAAAAAGGAGCTAACGAACAAGCTAATGCTGACGCTGAAAGACAAATGGCAGTAGACACTAACAAGGAGGACGCTAAGAAGAATGTTTAGTAAATTTAAAAACATAAGGGTTGAATACCCAAAAACTAAAGGTTTTGTAGCTGATTTAGAGACTATACACAAAGACCCTAAGAAGAGATTTGGATTATATAAGGAGGTCTTTAATACAGACGCAGGTAAGTTATTATTAGCTTATATGGAAGATATGTATTGTGGGCAACCTGATCTAAATAGTGATAACAGAACATATTTCAATTTAGGAATGAGGGAAGTTATTAGACAAATAAAAACAATCATAACAAAGAAATAAGGATTTTAAATTATGGAAAATGAAGTATCAACACCAGAGTCAGCTGAAACACAAACACCTGAATCTGCTGAACCTGCTACTCAATCAACATTCTCAGGAGAAGTAAAAGCTCCAGTGGAAAATGTAAACGCAGCAGTTAAACCAGCTGAATACCCAGAAGGATTTGACGCTAAAACATTCAATATGCAAACAGGCGAAATTAAGAAAGACGGAGTACTTGAAAGATTTCAAGAGCTAACTAAGAACGCCGAAGACTTTGAAAAGCAATCTAAAGATATGAGAAAGATTATATCGAAAGGTAAAGCCTTTGAAGATGCTCAAGAGTATATCAATAAATACAATGCCCCTGAAGGACTAGAGAAGTACTATGACAGAGATAACGCTGATAACGCTGATATTACTGAAGTCATAGATACACTAGCCAACGGAGCTAAGCAACAAGGCTTAAATGAAGAACAGTTTAACTTTGTATTAGACAATATGAATAACGCTATGGTTAAGGCTGGAGTATTTGATCCAAGAACTTCTGAACAAGTACAACTAGATACTCAAGATTGGATAGCAGAAGAAAATAAGAAGCTTTCAGACAATCCTTTACAAGCAAAAGCTATTGTAGATGCTAATGTGCAATTCGTAAAAGATAACAACATATTCTCAGATGCAGAAAAAGAAGTGCTGGTAAGTAAACTATTAGACTCTGGTGCTATAGGTGTTAGTGCTATGAATAAGATTAGAACTCTATTTGGAGGTAAAGGACAAGATATCCCTACTGTTGAATTAAGAGATACTGGATTAGCTTCAGATGCATCACTAGCTGAAGAGTTTTATAATTCAACTACACCAGGTTCAAGAAGACAAGAGATTGTTAAACAAAGAGAAGAAGCTGGAAGATTTGGTGGATTGCCATTACCACAATCTAGATAATTACATTATAAACAAATAAATGAAGCAGGTCTAAAAAAAGGCTTGCTTTTTTAATTATAGGGTGTTATACTACCACTAGGTTTAAAAGGAACCCAAGAACTAATAGGCTCAATGCACTCGCATCCCTTCCAAAAAAGTACTCGGCATATTTCATAAAGCTAATAACAACAAACAAAACAAACTTAAAAACAAGGAGACATAAAAATGTCAACACAAATAAGTAATGTTTTCCAAAACTGGTATGATGCAGAAGTTAAAAGAGCTTATGGCGATAGAAGATTACTAGCTGGAAAAACATATGAAAAAACTGGAGTTGAAGGTTCAACTGTAAATTTCAGAAAAAAAGGCAAAGGACTTGCTACACAACACAATTCAGGTTCAGAAGTAACTTACATGAATACAGACTTTTCTCAAGTAACTGCTACTATGCAGGATTGGGAAGCTTTTGATTCAGCTGATAAATTTGATGCTAAAAAAATCAACTTTGCAGAAGTAACTGAATTAGCTGAAGTAGCTGGTGACGCTATTGGTCTTAGAATGGATCAAATCGTTATTGATGCTATCGACGATGGAAGAAACTCTTCAGACGCTTCTTACACTGTAGGTACTGTTGGAGCTGCTTTGACAGTTGCTACTTTACTTAAAGGAAAGAAAAGACTTGATAAAAATGGAGTAGATTCTACTGAAAGATGTTTCTTACATAACGCTGATCAACTAGAAGACTTACTAAACACTACTGGCGTAACATCTGCTGATTACAATACTGTAAGAACACTTGTTAACGGGGAAGTTAATACTTTCTTAGGCTTAGAATTTGTTCTAATCGCTGATAGAGACGAAGGTGGTTTGCCAAATCCTGGTGCAACTTCTGTTCGTGGTTTCATGTATCACAAAAGATCTGTTGGATTTGCTGTAGGTATGGATATGTCAACTAGCATGGCTTTCATAGATAAAGAAAGAGCATACATGGTAGGAGCTGAATTCTCAGCTTGTGCGACAGTAATCGATGACAAAGGTATTGTTTCAGTACAATCTTTAACATCATAATATAGGAGGTCAATAAAATGGCATTTTCAATAAAAAACGTAATGGCTGTAGCTAACAACAAAAGTAACGGATCTAGTATTCCTAGTAAATTTGCTTTTTATAATGCTGACGGCGATACAGCAACAACTGCAGGATTAATTCCTACAACTGTTGGGATTAAAAATGGCGACCAAGTAGAAGTAATCGACGCTGATTATTTAGGTCACACTTTTTACAAAGCTACTGTAACTGCTGGAGTAATAACTCTTGTAGTATATGCGTAGTCTAACTCGAGGGGTGTAAAAGCCCCTCTTTAAACTTAGAGGGTTAACTAATGGCAACAATTTTTACAGAAGACCAAATAAAACAACTAGCTGCCAATGAACTTGGTTTCCCTAGTGGTTTAGACTTCTCTTCAACAGAAGATGAGGCAATAATTAAAATAAATTACAGTTATGATTTAATAAAAGAAGATACCTTATCTAAATATAGATGGGGATTTGCTCTTTTAACTGTAGCTATGGCGGACAGAGAAGATGTCCTAGATAACAAATATATATATAGATTCCCTGTACCTACAGACTTCTTAATATTAAGAACGTTATACAGAGACAAAGAAAGAAATTCAGTTGTAAGTGACTTCGAATTATACGATGGTTACATTTACACTAAAGAGAAAGAACTTTACATAACATATTCACAATTAGCAGACGAAGATAAATACCCTGCTTATTTCGTAGAGTACTTAAAGATTAAACTAGCATTTGATGTTTGTATTGATTTAACAGGCAACACAGAACTAATGTCTATGCTAAACAAAAGAGAACAGTTTGAATGGATTAAATCCACTAACATAGATGCAAGAGAGAAGAAAGTTGGAGTTATCCGTTCGGCACCATATATCACAGTAAGGGGTTAAGATGAAAACGAAGCAAAAGAAGTTAAAGTTTAGTAACGGAGAAATTTCAGAAAGACTTCAAGAGAGAAGTGATTTACAATCTTTAGATAGTTCTGCTAGCTATATTAGAAATATGATTTCTACTCCTTATGGAACAATTAGAAAAAGAGATGGTTTATCTCATGTTGCACAATTAAACTTAGGGGATTCTCCTGTTATACCTTCAGTAACCACTTCATTTATAGGTGGGGACACTGCTAATTTATACATAAATGATGAGATATTCACTTCTGATGTCAGTGGGCTAGGAGGATTATCTCCTAACACAGATATTTTAAAAATGGAAATGCCTACTTTAAAAGTATACCAATATATCAAGATAAACAATATAATCTTCAGAGAAATTATAGGGGCTATCAATGCTGGAACAGCTACTGCTGGAGTTATTACTAATTTAAGTGTTGTTAACTTTTCAGGAGTTCCATCTGGTACATATTCTTTTAAGTCTCCTACTGGTGGGGATCCTTTGATTGTTACTTGGGTAGCTAATAACACGGGATTTGTAAATTCAGCTACTATAGATGATGGTGGTACAGGATTTAGTAATACATCTACAAACTTCTTATATGCTAAGGATGTAGTAGGCTGGGAACAAGATGGGGGTCCTTTAAAACAAACATCTGATGTTAAAGTTTATATTTCAGAAGATGATATTACTTACACACTATTAGATACAATTTCAGTAAACACTAAAATTAGTTATGAGGTTGATTTATCGATTGATTACTTGCTAACTCCTGCCACTACATTGAAATATATTAAATTTGAGTTGGTTAATTCTGTTCAATCAACATTGATTATTAACAACTTAAGTATAACGGAAAGCGTTGGAGATTTAACTAATGGTTATAAATTAATACCTTTTGAAGTAAGTAATGAAAATAATTATTTATTAGTATTAAGTAATGAAGAAATAGCTATTTATAAAGATGATATACTTTTGACGTTTATACCAGCTCCAGGATTAGTTAAAGAAACTTTTGAAAACTTAAAATATACTCAATACGAAGATAGTATAGTATTCACACATAAAGATATGGTGACTAAATCTTTTCAAAGAACTAGCTTTGGTTGGGAATATAAAGACTTCCCATTTATAAATATCCCATTTTTTAGGTTTTTTCCTTCTAGAGAATCATTCCCTGTAGATATAACTCCATCAGCAACGGAGGGTAGAGTAAAGATAACAGCAGACTCATCTATCTTTTTAGAAGAGCATTTAGGTCAGGTTATTGATGGTAATGGTGGTAGAGTAAGAATAACAGAATACGAAAGTCCACTAGTTGTCTTTGGATATACTATGATTCCATTTTATAACACAGATAAGATTCAAGCTGGCATAACTGGAGCCGACTGGGGAATGGAAACTGGATATGAAGAAGTGTGGAGCCTTGATAAGGGTTATCCTATTACGTGTGCCTTTTATCAACAAAGATTATGGTTTGGTGGTACTAAAACAAAACCTAGTACACTATGGGCTAGTAGAATAAACGACTATGCTGACTTTAAAAACTATGCCAACTATGATAATGACTCAATAGAGCTAGCTCCTAGTTCTAGTAAAACAAACGAAATAGTAAATATATATCCTAATAGAGGATTGCAAGTATTTACCACAGGAGACGAGTTCTTAGTTCCTGAAGGTACTTTGACACCAACAAGGATATCTATCGTTAAGAACACCTCTAACGGCTCTTATAGTAGTGTTCCTGTAGTAGATATTAACGGAGTTTCTCTGTTTGTAGAAAAGAATGGTAAAAACCTATTAGGATTTGTGTTCGATGAAAGACAGGGCTCTTATATAACATCTCAAATAAGTTTACTTTCTGAATTAGTTAATAGACCCATAGCAATGACAGTAGATTATAATTCTGTCAGAGGTGAAGGGAATTATCTTTATATGGTAAATCAAGATGGTACTATTGCAGTAGCATGTATCTTATTGGATCAAAAAATAAACTCATTTACTAGAATGGAAACTGAGGGCACTTTCTTAGATGTGGTATCTTTAGAATCTGATGTATATTTCATAGTAGAAAGAGCTAGTATTGTATCGCTAGAAAAAGTTAACCCTGTACAGTCAGATTTTACAACAATTAAATCTCCTGCCTTGACTCTAACAGGGTTAGACATATATAATACCTTGACAATTACAGTATATAATGATACCTTTGAAGAAGAACATTTGGTTGTTAACGGAGAGGTTACACTAACAGAATTACCAACAGAGGATGTATACGTAGGATTGAAGTTTGAATACAATATTACTTCGAACAAATTATCTGTAGGAATGGCTACTGAGAGTATTAAGAAAAGAATATCAAGAGCTGTTATAAAAACATTAGACACTGAAGAAATCATATTCAACGGTAGAAAGACTATAGCTAAGGATGGATTATTTATATTTGGTTCAGGAAATGGGTATAGAAGAGACAATCGCTTTACAATAAAGGGCGATATAAAGAACTTAGAAATAGCAAGTATAGTACTTGATATGAATTACGGAGGATAGAATGCCAGGATTAACAAAAGATAAAGATGCCTTGTCTGGAAAATTAGACAAACTAAACTCTAGTTTAAATAAATATACTGGACAATTAGAGGAACTTAAGCTTAAACAAGCCACAAGCGATATGAGAACTGGAGTTTCTATGATAGGAGGCTCTGCTATAAATTACTCTCTATTGAAAACAGAAAGTATGTTCGCTGATATTCAGGCTGATCAATTAGAACTCCAAGCTCAAGAACAAGCTAATATGTTAAGAGATAACTTTAACTATGCTATGGGTACAGAGATATCTAGTACCGCTGCAAGAGGAGTTAAGGTTGGAGAAGGTTCATCAGCAGCTGGTATGGAAACCTCTGCTAAGAATTTAGGTAAAGACGTTGCCAAATTAAAGAAAAGTGCTAAATTAAAAGCAAATACTGTTAGAGCTCAATCTAAGATAAATAAGCAGTCGGCTAAATATGGATTACTTTCTGGAATAACTCAGGGTGGAATTAAAGCTTATTCTGGCTACACACAAACATAGGGGATTACAATGGTTTATAGACAACAAGTTAAAACTGGAATGACACAAGGTATAGACCTATCTGGAGCTAGAAGACAAGTAGCAAGTGCGGTAGGTGAACAAATAAAACAAAATGAAGCTATTCATACTGCTTATCAAAAATCTAGACAGACTCAACAAAATGAAGCTATTGATTTAGCAAGTTCTAATATGAAGACTGCCTTTGAAAGTATGAGTACTGACCCTCAAGAGTTTCAAAAATTCTCAGCTAAAAACAAAGAAGAATTAACTAAGTCTTTTAAT